ACCTTGTGCATCTAAAGATGATAAATCAGGCAACACAGGCATACCAGTTTGATCAAAATTTGTAGCGAATGGTTGTTGCTGAGGATAAAAGTTTGGGCTAAAAGCACCAGTATTATACATCTGCTGTTGAGGTTGTTGTCCTAACCTCATTAAACCTTGACTTTGATCAAATAAACCCATAACTCTCTCCTGTTAAAAGAAACCAAGTTATCGGTTTTAACGATTATACTTGATTTTCTTCAAAAACTATATAACTCCACCTGCCTCCATGACGAAATCGGTAGATGTCCAATGTACTTCTATTCCTTGACTTGCAATACTTAAATTTAACCCTGCACAGTAACCAATTCCTGTTACTCCTTGCCAATCTTTGTTAATTGTCAATGTTCCACCCCATGTTGCTTGATCCCATAACGCTGTGTCCCACTTACCTATTGCATAAGCACCAGGGTTAAACTGTACTGCACCTAAGTTATTCTGTTGTTGAAAGTCAGTCGATACATTGCATAAAACAGTTGGTACACCATTATCTGTCAATAGCATAGGTCTTACCATTGTGAATCTTTTTTGTTGCCCTCTAGTCTCGAAATAGCTATATGCTTGTTGAACTTGACCTGTTATGTTGTTCCCATTATCTGCAAATGTATCCCAAAACTTACCTACATAGCCATCGCCACCAAAATACATATCTTGATTACTCATTTGAAAGGTATAAGCCTCAATACCTGTAAATTGTCCCCATGACTTTGTAATGGTGTGCATGACATATTGTTGCATCCCTATATCTGTAGGAATGTTCAAAATAAGCATATTCTCACCAGCGTAATAGGATATTTCCCAGTTTGGTAAACTTGAGAAAGAACTAGCTGCTTGACTTACAGCATAGTAAATCTTGTCTGTTAGATTAACTCTAGGGTCTAATCTTGAGGATTGTAAAGCACTAGCAAGTGGCACAAGTCCATCTTGAGTTAGTAGTAAAACATCACCACCCCATTTAAAGAAACATCTTCTAGTGAATGTTTGACCTAATTGCCAGACTCCTTTTAATGCCCAAGTCAATGCATTACTAGGATCAGTACCTAAAAAGACGATTGTTTCACCATTACTTGTTACAAATACAGCATAGTCGTCTGCACCTTCGCCAGCGTCTATTGTCCATGTTGCCATTGCTTGTAAATAGCCACCATTTCTTGCAATACTACCAAAATCTAACTGACTTGCTAATCCACCGATGCTTTGAACAGGCATATACCAATTATTTAGCGTGTCTTTTTGCGTGAAATACAGTCTGTTTTTAAAGAGATTAACTCCTATAAATGTATTTGAATTAACTCCTGTAATCCCTAAAACTGTGTATGTTCCAACAACTGTTGCATCGGCTGCAGGTGTACTTGCCATTGTGTAAGTAAATGTTGTTGCACCTGTTACTGTAATTCTAAAGTTTCCGTTATATTCACTACTTGTAGCACCTGTAATTGTTACTTGATTATTTGTAACTAAACCATGAGCAGATGCAGTCGTAAGCGTAGCTGTAGTTCCACTTCTTGTAATTGTAGATATAGTCTGTGCAGTTGAAGTCGTTGCTACATAAGACCAAAATGTTCCGTTATAGACTAGAACTGGGTCTGCACCATTACACGCTACTAGAAAACTACCACCAGAGTTAGTTAAAGATACAAATTGAAACCTATTATTTGTTAATCCTGTAAACACGCTTGTTGCTGTACTGGTTGAGGCATCATAAATAACTGAAGTACCTATTGCAAACAGTTTATTACCTGTTGGACTAGAGTAATTCATCAAAGTATTTACTTGACCTGTAATACCTATTGATGACTTGCTATATCCTTTCCTAAAAGTAATGTCTGTAGGTGTAGGAAACCAGTTATTCATGGTAACAGCATCCATAGCATCCATATTAGCTAATGAATCTCTAGCGTTCCAACCCCCAATAGGTGATGGAATACTAGCAGTCTTAGCCCTAAACTTTTGTGGAATCATGAGCCATATCCAGTATCAGGAATGTTGGCATACCCTATCAATACCTTGCTTGGATAAGGTGCAAAACTCAATGTAGCACTACCCTTATCGTTTGCTTTAGCTACACTCAAGTACCTTTCGTAATCTTGTTGTAGGCTTGTAGTATCAAAGTTCTTAATTTGGAAGAACTTGAGTTTAGTAGCAAGCACCATGATTGTATCGTCAAGGAAAGTCGTGTCAGTATCAGCAGTAAAGCTGTTTTTAACAGTTCCAGTTGAACTTTCAGCCCACCCTTTTGATCTGTATTCATATCCTAGATACTCCTGTGTGTTCATTAATGGCCAAATATGAAAATACTCGCCATAGATTCGCCATCTTACCCTTGGGCCTGTTGAAATATATCCTGATTTTAACCATTGCCATTGCTGTGCATCCTCTGGCCCGAGCATTTCCCAATGTTTTGTCTTATCCCAATGAGTTCTATCTGTAATAGTCTCGTAATCACTTGGTAAATCATATTCCATCTGACCAAATGTAAGTGCTATACCGACATTAGTTGCCTCTAAAGGTTGATTAAGAGTAACAGTAGAACCAGACACAGAAACAATAGAGCAATCTTGTGGTATTCCTGTGCCAGTTACTTGCCATTTACTGCTTAAATTTGTTGTATTTGCTACATTTAACAGATTGTAAGAACCATTTACACCATCGCCAGTTGTACTAATCGCTTGCGTATAGAAACGATATTCCTTCTGCAATGCTCGCCAATCGTATTCTTTAATCAGGTTATAACCAGCACGATTCATCAAAGCCAATAACTGTATTACATCTTGCTGTGTATTACCCGAAACATAAGTTGGTGCAAGTAGACCTAGTTCACTAGATGTTTGTTGCATGAGTTCGAGCATTGTCGATGACATATTATTCCTCTACTTTTGGTTTCCTACCTCTTTTTTGACCAACGGCTGCAAGTAGAGATGTCATTTGGGATTCAAACTTAGTTTGCATTTCCAACATCTTTGCATCTGTTTCTTGCCTTATTCTATCATTTTCTTCTTTAAGTTTGTTTATTTCTTCTTCTCTTTGTGCTACATCTGCACCCTCTTTAGCCATTTTAAGGAAAGCCTTAGCTTTATCCCTAAATGTATGTGGTGACATTCCTGCCAACATTCCTAGCTTTTGAATGCTGTGATCGGTTGCCATTGCAATAGACTCGACTGTATGAAACTTAATTCCTCGCAATTCTTCAGCTTGAGTAGAAGTAATCAAAGGCCATTCTTTTAAAGATGTCCCTGAATAACTTGCCTCATCGCCTATACGATTCATAAAATTAGCCCATTGTATTGGAAACCTATTTTTATCTTCATCTCTTACTTTGCGATCTATCTCTGATAGAGCATCGCCTGGTACTACTATCTTGATGAAGATTTGTTCTTCAAAGATTGGTCTGCCTTCTTCTAATGTTCTGTCAGCGTTTTGTACTTCTCGCTTTTCAAACTTAATTGCTAATCGTGAATCTGCATTGTGAATATCTGAATCAATCATTTAAAACTCCCAAGTATTTAGGTTTTTAAAAAAAGAAAGGTTGCCATCTCTGACAACCCTTCGACTTACTTAAACAGATGCTTTGCTAAACCAGCCATAGTCACCTGATGCCATTGCAGTTGCTGGACTTGTATAAGTTCCACCACTTGCTGTAGCCACAAAAGTTGATGCGTTTACTGTGCAAGTTGTTAGTGTTGCTGTGATAGCTGCACCAGCTTTTGCAAATACATAACGCAATCCATCTGAGCCAAATACTTGAGCACCTAACGGCCCTTGTGTTGGAATGTCTGTTCCATCACTAGATTCGTTGTAAGTTGATAGATTCGTTATATCAATCCCTGCTTGAGGGGTTATTGAATAAGCCATGATTTATTTCCTTTCTTAGGCAATTAACTTGCCCTGTAAAAATTGGTTAGAACAAGTAAGATTGCCAGCCCAGCCATACAATTTAACGATAGCGTCTTGGTTGATAGCTTGTCTTTCGCCACCGATAGGAACGAAATTGCGTTCTTTGTGTGGGCGTAAGAAAATGTAATCAGTATTCAAGAAGAACATTGTGTTTGTAGTAGCTTGTGAGCCTACACCACCACCTAGAACCACATCGGCACTTGTACCACCACCATAGAACTTGAGGGATGCAAAACCTGATGCACCTGATTCCTCAGAAGTAATACGCTGAATAGCTTGTAGTGCTTGAACATAGAAAGAGTAGTAGTTGTTATCAGCAACGATTAAGTCAGCTTTGTCTGTTCCACGAACTAATTGAATAGCTGTAGAAGTCATCTTAGCTAAGATTGTTGTTGCACTAACTGCTACACCACCAGTAGTAACGATTGGTCTCCAGAATGTCCAGTTGGCACGATTAATACCACCATAAGTTCCAGTAGATGCACTATCAGGAATAGCTGCTGCCAAACCTGTAATGTTCTTACCACCATTGCCTGTTCCATCAAGATACAAATCGCCTGAAATTCGGTTTAGTAATCGAGCCTCAGATACTTGCATACGACCATCTAGTAAGTCGATAATCGCCTCTTTAGAACTGTTCTGCAACATTTCTAGACCACTCATTGTTACGCTATCAGCGTACTGAGTAATAGAGAATTGTGCAGCACTAATTGGTGAATCAGGAGAGATATTTAAAACTTCATATCCTGAATAAGAATTAGCATTGTTGGTTGATGGATCGTTATACATGATCTCTTGGAGAATCACATTACCACCTGAGAAAGGCTTGATGTTACCTTTTTGGTCAAGTCTTTGTAGTATTGCATTGTTTTGTGTTAAGTTATCAGCCAACTCACCACTACGACTTTGAATAGTCGTTGCGATAATATCGGTGATAGCCGAATTAGCGTAAGCCATGATATATCCTTTAAGTTAAGTTAAACCCGACCACCCATAGATTGATTTAATTGTTCTTCAATCACAGATCGTCTATCCTTTTTATCAACTGTTGTACTTATTCCGCTAGGTGTAACGGATCGAGGACTTAATGCAGTCGATTTTGCTTTTGCTACTCGTTGTGCTTGGCTTTGTGTAGAACCTTGTTTGAGGAGTCGTTCTCTTTCAAGTTCCCATACATCGTCTTGTAAACGCACAGCTTTTGCATAAGCACCTTCAAGGTCTTGGGCATAACCTTTCTCAAGTAATTGAGCCATAGTTTCCCTAACCGATTCAAAATGTGGAAACTTCTCCACATTCGTTGCTACTCGATTGATTTCTGACATCAACCGATTGTTTTCTTCTTGCTCATACCTAGACTTAATAGTACCAACTTCTTGATTCATGTGTTGAAGTTGTTGCATTAATTGCTGAGTATATGGGTCAATTTGTTGCTTTTGCATCTCTCCTTGGTTTAATTGTATACCATAGTCTTGTGCAAGTCGATGAAACATTTGGATTTTTTGCTCTGGAGGTGCTTGACTGAGTATCAAGTGAGCCCTTCCTAAGTTGTTAATCCATTGTGCCTCATTAATGTTTTGTTGTTTAAGGTGTTCTCTAAAAGGTGCAATAGCCTCATCCAAAGGCTTAAATCTGTCTGCCTCTGCCTTATAGGTATTTACCCCTTTTTTGTATTCAGACTCCCTCTGATTTAAGTATTCAAGGTGTTTCTTGCGTTCATCGCTAGATAATTCCTCACCATTCTGAATCTTGTCCCAAATCGGAAGATACTCTTTTTTCCATGTTGTCGGTCTAATAGGCTTAGATTCTTCTACAACTTCTTCTTCTAGCTCATCATGTGAGCCTTCTTCTTGTACCTCAATAGGCTCTGGTTGTTGTTCTTCCTTAATTTCTTCTACTGGGTCTGTGCTAAACGCTTCTTCTAGTGCTGATCGTAAATCTGCCATTTTTTTCTCCAAGTGTTCGGATTAATATTTCAATTTAGAATAAACAATCTCACCAATCTTGGCTTTTAGCTTAGGATCGTAATACTGTTTAGGCTTATGCTCTTGCTTCTCATTACCTACTTCGATGCAACCATGATCTTTTAAATGCGTTCTATGTCGTGATCTTGAGGTTATCCAACTACCATCAATCATTGACTTATAAGGTTGTATATCACTCATTACCATGTTAGCTTGTCGCTTGACATCTTTCATAGCCCATGACTTTTCAGCCTCCTCTTGACCTATAGTAGGTGTCCAATGGGCTAAAAATGCTTCTTTATCTGTCATTACATTCTCCTTATTAAGTCTGGTATCTGATCGTAGTCTTTCTCATCAACAGGTATCACAGAGTCGTACCAACTTCCATGTTTCCATCGCCAACATTTAAACTCGTCTTTAGGCATAAGCACAATACACTTTACTCCTAATGCACCAGCTAGATGAGCAGTCCCAGTATCAACAGTAACCACTCCTTTCATTGCTTTTATATGACTAGCAGTCTTAGACCAATCTGTTTTCCATCCATCGTTAGGTAAAGGATACCAAAACTCATCACCTTCAGGGTTAAGAGAGTAAGCATTTGCACCTATTAATTCAAGCATATTCTTAGGGTGCATAGTCTTTACATAATGCAAAATACCCTTAGATGTAGCCCAATTTACCCCTATCTTGCTTGGAATATTCGATGGTATTGCTTCAAAATAGCCTTCACTACCGACAATTTTCTGCAAATTACAAGGAAATAATGCTTTAACACTTGGATGTTGTAACGAAATGTAATAGGGTAAAGATATAGCACCAATCCAATAATCTGATTCAACTGCTGTTCCTTCTTCACAAGCGTTTGTAAACACATCTACGCTACTAATCTGTCCTAAAAGGTAATGTAATGAGTCGTGATTAAGACTAACGACCTTTCTTGCACCTAAGACTTTTAAAGCTGGTAAGAATCTAGCGTATTGAATAATATCGCCAAAGCCTTGCTCATGCACAACTGTTATTGACTTTCCTATGAGACATTCGCCTCGCCAAACAGGAATATTTAAAGGTTTAACATAGCCTGCAGCTTGATTTGCCATAATCTCTGGATGCCATCTGTATTCAAACAGTCTGAAACCAGCATCTAATCTTCCAGCGTGTAAATGCTCGTAAGCCTTCTTGTATTCGTTATGAGGATTTAATGTAAGAGTATTAATATAGCCTCCTCATCATCTTGGTCTGCTCTAGTCTTGGCATTTTGAATAGCCAATTCCATATTGAGTCTATAGATTTCTTGGCGAGCATTAATTGCATAAATAAGTTTCTGTCGTTCATTTTCAAGTGATTGAATGTCAAAATCGACTTTGTCTATCTTTGGTTGTATAGATTTTACTTTAACTTCAATGACTTTGCGTACTTCTTTTGGGTCAATTAAGTTAGTTAATGCCTCTTTTCTTGCTCGTATCTTCTCAATTCTTAATCTATTGCGTTCATTCTCTGCTTGTTGTCGTTTCTTGAGTAATGCTCGAATCCTTCTTAATTCTTCCTTAGTAATACCATCGTGCATATCCATTGCAGATGTTGTAGTCTGAAACGCATTATTCTGAAAAGCATTGACTTGAAAAGCAGCTTGAAACATTTAGAAAGTCCCACCAAAGATTCCTGTTGTTGCTGTAATTGTCGTACCTGTAATTGTGTTTGGTGTTGTTCCACCTATTACTGGAGGTGCTGATAAGTCTAAAGTTCCACCAAGAGTAAGACTTCCTGTAGTTGTAACTGTACCACTTAGTGATATACCTGAGACTGTGCCTGTGCCACTTACGCTT